AAAATGAAGGAAGAAGAAAGAAAACGGTGGCCAAACAACAAAATCATTGGTTTATCTTCTGCCTCTTATAAATTTGAATATCTTTATAAAATATATCAAAAATACGAATCTTTAATATTAAATGAGAACAATCAAGATGGAGCGCATAGAACGATAATGCATTTTAGTTATGATTGTGCGCCAGAACAACTTTATGATCAGAGCTTAATCAACCAATCTAAATCAACAATGAGTCAATCTCAGTTTGATCGAGAGTTTGGAGCTATTTTCACTGATGATAGCTCAGGATACTTTAAGGTGAGTAAGATGGCTAATTGTACTGTACCTGACGGTGAGGGCCAATCTGTGGAAGTTATAGGCAATCCTAGAGATGAATATATATTAGCTTTTGACCCATCGTGGTCTGAAAGTGAAAGTTCTGATGATTTTGCGATGATGCTTATAAAACTGAACAAGCAAACTAAAAAAGGCACAATAGTCCACAGTTACGCTCTATCAGGAGCCAGCTTAAAAACCCACATAAAATATATGGTTTATGTGCTTACTCATTTTAATATATCTGCAGTAGTTGGTGATTACAACGGAGGTGTCCAATTTATCAATTCTTGTAATGAGAGCGATATATTTAAAAAGAAAAATCTTAATTTAGGAGTGATAGAGGCTGATCTGGACAAATCTAAAGACTATAATAAAAATCTACGGAGGCTTAAGAATCAATATAACAAATCAGATAAAAAATTCGTATTCTTGAGAAAGCCGACATCAGCTTGGATTAGATTAGCTAACGAATCTTTACAATCAGCTTTCGATCACAAACGGATATTCTTCGCTGGTGCAGCTATGAATGATGATTATAACAATCAAAGAAAGTCTAGAGTCCCAATCGAGCAGTTAAAATTCATAAGGAATGATCAAAATGAAAAAGGGCCAAAAGGGGCTAGAATGATTGATTTTGTAGAACACCAAAGAGATATGATGGATTTAATCAAAGTGCAGTGTGCTATGGTTCAAATCACGACATCTTCACAAGGTACGCAAAGCTTCGACCTTCCACCTAACCTCAGAAAGCAAACTGGTGCAGACAAAGCCCGTAAAGACTCTTATTCTGCTTTAGTGCTAGGTAACTGGATGATGAATGTGGTTTATGATATGGAATCAGATGATATTTCAGATCAACAGAATACCTTCACCCCAATGTTTATTTCTTAACTTTTAAAAGTTGAAAGTTAACTTTGAAGTGTAAGATCATTTATATCTCATGTCCAAAAGAAAATATACCAAGCGTTCTGAATATTGGAAGAAGTTTAACATTTCTGACCACCCATCTCATGCTAGCGAAACGAGTGAGGAGACCTCACCAGATCTACTAGGTGAACCTTTCTACACTTCAGACGCTTCATATAGTGGGATCTCTGAAGCCAGAAGGCAGGAGGCATCCACAAGCGGATTTTCAGGATCTAGGACCAATCGTTCTGCTTATACGAACTTACACAACCGTTACTCTAGCATTCGTTCAGGATTGTTGCCATATGAGTACTCTACTGAAGGGGTAACTTGTCGGGACGCTATCGAACTATGCCAAAAAGCTTATTGCAATGTAGCTGTCTTTAGGAACGCTATAGATATTATGTCGGAGTTCACTAACACCGATATTTACTTAGAAGGGGGATCTAAAAAGAGTCGAGAGTTCTTCTATGAATGGTTTAAAAAAGTAAACATCATAGCTCTTAAAGATCAATATTTTAGAGAATATTATCGAAGCGGGAATGTCTTTCTTTATCGTATTGACGGCAAGTTCAAAGCTGATGACTATGCTCGATTAATTAATCAAGTAGGTAATATCGGGGCTTCTGACAATAAGATCCCATTGAAGTATATTTTACTCAACCCGTATGATGTTATAGCTAAGAGGGCTACGACTTTCACTTACGGAGGGGTATATCAGAAGGTTTTGTCTGAATATGAGTTAGCTAGGTTAGCTAACCCACAAACAGAAGAAGATATCTCTATTTTTAATGCCTTAGATGATGAGATCAAAGAGTCTATTCAAACAGGATCTTTTTCCAAAAAAGGTATAAGTATAGACCTAGACCCTCAGAGACTTTCTTTCTCTTTCTACAAAAAACAAGATTACGAACCTTTTGCTGTGCCATTTGGTTTTCCTGTTCTAGATGATATCAATGCTAAGCTTGAATTAAAAAAGATGGACCAATCCATCACACGCACTGTAGAGAATGTTATTTTGCTCATTACTATGGGAGCAGACCCAGATAAGGGTGGGGTTAACCCAAACAACATGGCTGCGATGCAGAACCTATTCAAAAATGAAAGCGTAGGTAGAGTTTTAGTATCGGACTATACAACTAAGGCTGAATTTGTTATACCTGAGCTGAACTTAGTTCTTGGCCCTGAAAAGTATCAGATCCTAAATGAAGACATAAAACAAGGCTTACAAAACATTGTGGTTGGAGAAGAAAAGTTCAACTCCACTCAAGTTAAAGCCCAAATATTCATTGATAGACTGCAAGAGTCTCGGCATGGATTTTTAAATGATTTTTTAAATAAAGAAATCAAGAGAATAGCTAAAGGTCTAGGCTTCCGCTCTTGGCCTGAAGCTAAGATGAAGGATATTGACATGAGGGATGAGGTTCAACTTATGAGAGCTTCTACTCGACTCATGGAGTTGGGGATCATTACTCCTAAGCAGGGGATGGAAATGTTCCACAATGGAAAGTTCCCAGATCCTGATAAATTAGAGCCAGCTCAAAAAGAATTTCTTGAAGAGCGTGAAAAGGGGCATTTCAACCCCTTAGTTGGTGGAGTCCCTGTATTCGATCCTTCAGGCAGTCCATCAGGCCCGAGAAAAGAAAGTGGTAGGCCAGAGGGAACTACTGGTATCCCTTTAGCTAATGCTACTTACTCCAGAGCTAATATCCAAGAAACAATCTATTCTATAGATAGTTTTATACACGACTCTAAGGCAAAAATGGCTTCTCATTTAAAAGTAGAAGAGCTTAATAAATCTCAAGAAGAGATGCTCTCAACTCTTTGTGAATCTATAGTATGTTCACAGAATAAAGAATCTTGGGACGAAACCCTTGAATCATGTGTAAAAGATTTTAATAAAATAGAGGATTTAGATACTCTAAGGGAAGTTTTAGATATATCATCTGAGCATTCCTTGGAGACTTACCCTGCAGCAATTCTATATCACAGTCATGAAAAACAATTTTAAATATACAGAAAACGGTATCGAAGTCGATGTATCTGAAGCAATGCATTGCGAAGATAAAAATAAAGAGAGTCAATCTAAAAAGAAAAAATATTCTAGTTATGGTTCTCCAGATGTCGATAAGCACTATTTTGATTCTAAAGACAAGGCTTTGGCTGACGCTAAGAAAATGGGGCTTACTGGTATCCATTCTCATAAAGGTAAAGATGGAAAAGTTGTCTATATGGCTGGCCCCGATCACGCATCGTTTATGAAGAAGCATAAAGAGATGATAAAAGAATCTGAAGCTGGTATGTCTCCAAAACAAAAAGCCGCTCTTGATAAGAACAAAGATGGCAAGGTAACCAAGGAGGATTTTGAACTTTTACGCAAAAAAGGTAAAAAGTCAGAAAGTAAAGAGGAGAAACCTAAAAAAAGCTACGCTAACCTTTTAACAGATATAGCTAACAAAAAAGACTCTGAATAAATATGGATTACAAATATACTGCGACTTTCGAGGCTCCGCTGTTATCTTGTGAGATAAATAAAGCTTCGTTGATATCAGAGGCTTCTTTGAAAAATCTAGAGCCTCTAATACCAAAAGAAATAGACTACAATGAAAATGTAGACCTTATGGGTGTAGCTTTTAATGCTGCCGTCATTAACCAATTTAATAAAAATGGTGATGGGATGGATGCAGCCACAGCTGTTAAATACACTAATAAATTTATTCATAAACCTACCAATATCGAGCATGATAAACAAAAGGTCGTGGGCCATATTGTTTCAGCTGGTTACAGTGATTATAAATCCAGCAAACTCATAGAAGAGGAGACTGCTGCTTCCATGAAAGAACCTTTCAACATAGCTTTGGGAGCTGTTCTTTATAAGACTATAAACTCTAGTTTTACTAACCTAGTAGAAAAATCATTAGACGAGAATAGTAAACAATTCCAAAAAGTTTCAGCCAGCTGGGAAGTTGGATTTAATGATTATGTTTTAGCGGTTGGAAGCGATGAATTGAGTAAAGCCCGTATCGTTTCTGATCCTGAAGAAATAGCAGAAATGCAGGGATTTTTGAGGAGCTATGGAGGGAATGGAAAAACTGATAAGGGGGAGACTATCAATAGGCTTATTAAGGGTGACATTTATCCACTGGGGATTGCTTACACTTTAAATCCAGCCGCAGATGTTAAGGGTTTATATGCTCCTTCTGAAGAAACTAAAAAAGTTTTTATATCTGATAAAAGGGATAAAATTTCACAAAACAGTAATTTAAATGTAAACAACGAAAAGAACATTATTGATATGGAACTTGAAAAAACTCTAAAT